TTAGCAGACATGTTGAAACTTGGTTTCTGCGTGTTACTGGCCTTAGGGCTGGTATCCGCCGCCGCCCTGGCATTTGGCTATGCCCAGTGGCTGGTGGCCTCGTATCTGGCGTTCCAGGAAGGCATGACCTACTGGGACACCCGCAGCCTCTGTGACGCAGCCGTAGCGCCCGTATGGTATAGACGTAACTACCGGGAAATTATCTACTACTGTGCTGTAGAAGCTGTGTATCCAACCCCCATATGGTATGATTATTACTGGTACCACTATGGTCATATACTTACTGCACTTGTTCAAGCTGCAATTCCGTGTGCCATCATCCTCTGGCATGTCGTCTACCGGCGATTCCGGCCCGTGTGGTCGAGCTGTGCGGAGGAGGCAACAAGGATTCGCGGCTATCTAGAGCGCATGACTGTCCCAACCATGGTCCCGCCTGCCAACCACAGCCACCCCAACTCCCGCGCGCAAGCAAACGCTGGCGTGGCAATGTGCAATACTGCTGTCGGTTTCCATGGCAAGTTGGCCTACATGGTGCAGAAGTCCAGGCAAGACGTCGCTTTCGGCCGCCCCGGGTCCATTTTCCCCTTCTGGGGTAAGGATTATGGGGTCGCCCCAGGCGATGACGTGTATGACCCTAGTCAGCATATCAAAACGTACGTGGACACTGATTACTACGTTGATATGCCGGCAGCGCTGCAGGAATTCGAGCCGAAGTATCTGGTGACCATCTCACCGGACACCGCAGCTTCTGATGGTCCAGAAATGTCTTTCTCGTGGTACCGAGATGGTGACAAGCACATGTTGCATTCCACGTTCTCCGGATCAGCAACATATACTCACCAGATCTGGGACTACGGCAAGGACACGCTCACGGTTCTCCGCACTGGAACCTGGGCGAGAACCTTCACATACTGTATGGTTTTTTGCATCACATCAGTCTTATGGTCCACAGCGGTACTGAGCACATCAATGGCCCTCGCCACCATAGCATCCCTCTATGCCCACTGGCGTTATGCTAGAGACGTGTTCGTGTATCTTGTGGTACGCTGCCGCATTGGTCAATCGCGGTACCTCATCGGGCTTTTGCCCTATGGCTGTGGGAGCGCTGCGCATGAACCCAGTGGCGCTCGTCTGGAGCGCCTCCATCCCATCGACGGCGACTGGGTCCACATGGTCCGCCACACCAAGGACGGGATCAGCCACTCCATCGCGCACGTTGGCTCCACAAGCTGTATCACAGTCACCGACAAGGAGTATGAAGCGGCAAAGGCAGCGATTGAGACATCATCATCGCGCGGCAGCGCTAGCCATATTCAGAACGTGACCAGCCTGGACGGCGAGGCAGCATTCCTGTTTCTCAGCTTCCTCCGCGCTGGCGCGGACCGTAAGACGACCCCCATCTTTCCCTTAGAGGCCGCAGTGCGGCGTTATCAGTACCCACGCGATGGCAAAATCGATCCCCTGGCGGGACCCTCAATGAAGGCCTTCATGAGACCGATAATCAATGAAGGCTTTGCCCCCGACGAGTGTTTGAACAATGACATCCGCTGTATCGAGGAGCGGGTGATCAAGCCCCAGGCCCGGGCGCTACCGCCCTACCAAGAAAGCACCCAGCTGCTCCAAGCCCGGGAGGCGTTTTTGGCCCAGTGGCGCAAACACGTCACCAATTGTCGGATCCACCCAGTCGAGCCAGAAGTCGTGCTAGCTGAAGCCCGCACGTCCAAACAACGCGCCGCCATCATTGATGCCTTAGCTGACATTGGTGGCAAAGTTGTGCACACCCTCCGCTCTTTCCAGAAGAAAGAGGCCTACACAACCCCGAATGACCCGCGGAACATCACGCAGATGGCACCTAGCGACCGCATCTGCCTAGCCCGATTTTGGAAAGCCTTCCACAACAAGCTCAAGGACCAAGAGTGGTATGCTTTCTCAAAGAGCCCGCGGGAGATAGCTAACGCAGTTGTGAGGCTTTGCATCGAGTACCCTGAGGTATTTGACAACGATGGCAATCGGTTCGACGGCTCTCTCTGCCACCACCTACGCGAGACTGAGCTCTTGGTCCTCTTAGCCACGTTTGAACGGCAATACGGGGATGAGATACGTGCGGCATGGGAAAAAGACACCAAACGCCGCGTGCGCACCAAGCACGGGCATGTCTACAATAGCCTATGGTCACGGCTGTCTGGCTCGAATTCTACCAGCGACGGCAACAGCCTGATATCGGCATATCTCGACTTTGTGGGCATGTACCTCGGCGGTATGGACGCAGACGATGCGTGGCGACGTTTGGGGATCTATGGTGGTGATGATGCATTGGCGACGACAGGTAACATACTTAGGGTGGCGCGGGAGGTTGGCATGAAGTACACTTCAACCCCACGCGACACCGGGAATCCACCCTGTTTCCTGTCGAGGCAATATGGACCTAACGTCTTCAAAGGTGACCCAAGTTCGATGTGCGACATTCGGCGCACGCTTGGGAAGTTCCACCTCGTCTCTAATCTCAGTGACGACCCTATCAAGCATCTTGTTGAGAAGGCCCGCGCCTATTGGCTCACCGACGCCAAGACCCCAATCCTCGGGCCCTTTGTCTGCCGCGTGATGGAGTTGGCCGAGCAAACCGGGCGAGTATCCGAGGGCTGGCGCCAGGAGCGTTGGTCTTCTGATACGTCCTGGTGGTCAACGCACCTCGTGGGCGACCAGTGGCCTCAGGAGGACCCTGACTGGATGGAAGCATACGTTGACCGAGCGCTTGGCGGTGGTGTCGACTTTAGGGCGTGGAACTCATGGGTGGCAAAATGCATGTCACTCGAAGAGCTTCTCCGGCCACCCACCATTGACATGGAGCATGACCCCCCTGCCCCGAAGGGCGAGGCCGTCCTGGACGGCATACGCATCGCCCGGCCAGGCGGCACCAAAGTCCTCCATCGGCTCAACCAGTTCCTCCGCAGTTTGCCCCCTGCGTCTGGCAAGTATCATCTCTACTATGTCGGCGCGTACGGAGCGTGCGTCACGGAGCAGCTGGCTGCTATAGCCGAGTCAGACAAAGTCGGCAAGGTGACCCTGTGCGACCCCGCATTTGCCAAAGTAGCCGGCCCCACTATGGGTCCCCAGTATATGGCAGGTCTGGAGGCGGCGGCGCCAGGTCTAAGCATCGCCCTCAAGCTCTCCGCCGTGAAGCGCAAGGACATTATGGCGTGCATGGCTAAGGGTGACACGCTTGCGATATTCGACGATGCCTCTACCGTGGAGAGCAACAAGCAAGACTTGGACACGATCGGCAAGGTCAAACGGGCGAATTACCAAGCGGCCCTAGAGCGTTACAGGGGGGTATGGGTCCCACTTTCACTCAAGGTCCCCGGATGTTGCATCCTGGAGGCTAGTGAGGGCCTGTGCCTAGGCGAGGTCATCGCTCGTGTGCGCATTTGGCGCGAGGCAACGCATGAGTTCCAACAATTGCGCTGCCTCAACCTACCCACTGATGGCCCCTTCATGTATGAGATTACGGATGGCGAGATGGCGCTTCCAAAGGCCACGAACAATGTCACAGCAACGGCGGTCAGCGGCGACGTACCTGGACCGTCCCAGCCAGCAGCAGGCCCCAAAGGTCAGGCCGAACCAAAGCCGAACCAACAGGCTGCAGCGCGGCGTGGGAAAGAGTCAAACCGGTCGCCCAGGCGGAAGGGGAAGAACAAAGCGGATGAGGGGCCAGGTGCCGTTGCACCACCCCGCATCCCAACCCCACCGCCAGACGGATGCCTAAGCGTCGGTACCGACGTTGAGAAGGTACAGCCTGAGGTGTTTGGCGGCGACGCCAGCAACAGCACCTAATCGCCAGGGTTTGACCGCGGCTATTGTCGGTCGTTAAATTCCCGGTCGGGCCGGATGGGATCTGCGGCCCCCCGAGAACATCTTTCTGCGTGAGAGTTGTATAACGATAGCGCCCCTTTTGTTACCACCTGACGTGCCAGACACTAACCGTGGGAGCATCCCCTTCTCTATATATCAAAAAAAAAAAAAAAACAC